CACGTTCGAGGGGATGATGTTATTTTTCGTGTCTCGAACAATCTTATTAAGTGGTCGCAACTTCAAACGAACTTGGACCAATTGTTTCGTCAATGCACACACAGGAATCGACAAGTTTGGAAATCTATAGAAGAAGAATGGTAAATCAATGAAGAATGTGTAGTCGTCGCGATACCCAAGATAGTTTCCATGACTATTCAAAAAGTAAAGCGACTGTGCGACGTCGTCATCATTATTGTACAATTGTTGATGCATGAATATGTATTCTCCTGTGATTCGCTCAATCGTCTGTCCACCGATGAGAAGTTCTGCATATTCAATGAGTTCCGTACACACAGATGGCACGTATACGAGGTTATTGATTAAATTACTCTCGTCTGGTGTTGGATCACTCAAGGTTATCTTAAGGGAAATGTTCTTAATCAAGTCACCTTTGTTTTGTGGTACACGGCATTCGATAATTTCACCAAAGTCAATTTTACCATCAAACGGACTTTCAATTTGTTCGAGTGCAAATTTACTGTGTCGTCTGAACAATGTCAGGAAATAGGAAAATTGTGGTTCACCCGTGAGCCATTGATCTTGGATACCAGTGACAGCGAGTCTCACACGTCCAGACATATCTACTGTATGTGAGTAAAATTTTGCGAAATAAAACGGTTCACTACAGTAGAATGAATCTTCAACTGAGGAAATTCAAACCCGAGAATATGAGCGACGATCGGGTGTGTGTATTCATAGGTAAGCGTAACACGGGGAAATCAACCCTCGTGAAAGACATTATGTATCATAAAAAACATCTTCCAGCCGGGATAGTCTTGTCGGGTACCGAGGAAGGAAATCACTTTTATTCAGATTTTATTCCAGATTTATTCATTTACGGAGATTACGATCGAGAGGCGATCGAACGTGTGATGGCCAGGCAACGCAAACTGGTGGGTGCGGGTAAAGATAATTGTGGTGCATTTATGCTTCTTGATGATTGTATGTATGACTCAAAGTTCCTTAAGGATACGTGTATTCGTCAGTGCTTCATGAATGGTCGGCACTGGAAGATCTTCTTTATGCTGACGATGCAGTATGTCATGGATCTTCCACCAGCACTTAGAGCAAATGTAGACTACGTATTTATACTCAGGGAAAACATTATACAAAACAGAGAAAAACTGTATAAATCTTTTTTTGGTATATTTCCGTCGTTTGATATGTTTTGTAAGGTCATGGACCAATGTACAGAAAACTATGAATGTCTCGTACTCGATAACACTGTAAAATCTAACAAGATTACGGACTGTGTTTTTTGGTATAAGGCAACAGTTCGTAAGAATTTTAGAGTTGGTGGTCCTAGTTTATGGCAAGCACACAGGAAAATGTATAATCCTAAATACTCACAGCAGAAGGATGATGATGCAAAGAATGCAACAAAAAAGACTCGACTCACCGTAATCAAAAGAAAATGAAAATGCGTCACTCATATGTTTCAAAAAACTCAGGCTATATAAATGTCTGACATACGAACGATGAACCTAAATGATAAGGATGATGGTATGGTTTCGCTCGATAACCCATCGACTACGTTTGTGCAAGAAAACGTACATGAAAAAAATATGAGTCAAAGTAAAGATACAACGACCATGGATTCCACGCCGATTTCCGAACTTATGGGCAATGCTTCCGCGGCACCGGATATCATGGCTCCGCCGATGATGACTGCCGAACCGCGTATGCAAAGCGTCCTCGCGACGGCTCCGCAAATGCCCATGCACCAAGCACCGGCGCATTCCGAAGAAAAGAAGGTCGAACCAACGAGTAAAAATATTATGAATTTGACGGATGATCAATTGTTTGCCTTGATCGCCGGTGTATGTGCGGCTGCCGCTGTGAGTAGGCCGGTCCAGGAGAAGCTTGCGAGTACTGTACCCAAGTTTCTGAGTGAGAATGGCTCTCGAAGTGCGGTTGGATTGGCTTCGACGGGTCTCGTCGCTGCCGTGATTTTCTACCTCACAAAGACGTATATCGTGAAGAATTAATAATTCACAACGTTCATCGCCGATGCCATGGGTTGCGTGGCTGCTGCATTGTTCGCAGTTTCCCAACCCATTTGAGTGTAGAGCGTCTTATGAATACCCGAATAATAGGTAATCAACGCACCCAACGTAAAAGTGGTCACAAATAATGCACTACCTTGCAGTGTTTTCTTTGTGTCTTTACCGTATTCCGTCACGGTTTCTTGTGACTTTTTACTTACACGCCCAAACGCGAACGCCAGGAGGAATGAGAAAATAGACGCAATAAACATGAACTTTTGATCCACCGCAAGTTGTGGGATATTTCCAACGATCAATCGAAGAACGTTTGGCATAACGATTGTCATTAACGCGAGGCGGGCGTTATAGTTTTCGATGAACAGGGGTGTCTGAGTCAAAAGCATAACAGCGGCCCATAAGCCAATTGCTTTTGCAACGAGGGACACTGGAGTCTTCATATAAATGTAGTAAAGATTATTTATCCTGAATGTACTGACCACAGAACTTTGTCTTTGACGAGATCTTTTCATATATTCCAAGATCAATACATATTTGGCGGAGTTCTATAAAATTTGTCCAGAAGTCTTCAGAATGTGAATACTCTTGTACTGTCGCGTGTGCGAGTTCGTGAATGAGCACGTGAAAGATTTGATTCGAGTTCTGACCATCAATACACAAACCAATATCAACACCCTTATTCGTATTGTAGCCGATCGGTCCACGAGTTCTACGCATAGCCGTGATGGGAATACACCGTGTCAACATATTGAATTTCTCGTTATTCGTGTCAGCTAAGTGTTCACGCAATCGCCTGTATTTTTCTTTAACCTCGATGAGTCTCTGCGGTTCACGCGTATATGTGAATATCACAAAGTTAATAATGATGAGCAAAACCCAAGCTATCATTTCTTATATACAAAGATAAATTTACTATAGAGTTCTGAGATTGGATTCCCCTCAAGTCCCTGCCATATTTCTAGTTTGAATCCCAACTCCTCTAGATGTGTGATTAAGAGATCCTTAAATGCTATAGGTTCTGAACGCGGTCCATCGGCATAAAACGGTGTATCGACGAGATGTACGAACAATTTCTCACCAAATCCGCCATTTCCTGGATGTCTCATCTTGAAAAAATTCCCAAGCTTGTCCGTCATCGGTGTTCTAAACATGATCTTTTCCGAATCTGGAATGATACCGATGAGACGCCCTCCGGGTCTCATACGTTTCCGTATTTCGCGTATAGAATCAAAAAACATATCACGTGTTTGAAATATATAATGGAGTGAAAAGTTGTAACAAATGATATCAAAGTGTCTGTGTGGACAATTGAAAATATCACCGTGATAAAAATTCACACGCATTTTCATATTCTTTGCTCGTGTTTTTGCTTCTTCGAGTGCTGATGGCTCTGGGTCACACATGTTTATGTTTGCCCCACATGCACGCCATTTTTGGAGATCCCCACCAAATCCACACCCCACATCGAGAATTTGGTAGCCTTCTTTCGTGACTGACTGAATCAGTGCACGCTTCGCATCATTGTGCGTTCTGCGAAGGTCTTCCATTTATATTTACTATTCTCAGTCTTTTAAACGACTTAGTGACTCAAAAGGCTTAAAGTTTAATACCGTATCAAGACTATAATGACTTCTCTTGAACAAGATTACACGACAGTTCCGGGACAACTCTTCGCGTGTTTGTCCGTGATTGGACCCGAATGCCCTCAAAAGAATGATAAATTTGGCGTTAAGATCCGTGGTGCCTTTGCGACTCGTGATGAAGCTGCAAACCACGCGAAGCGTCTTCAAAAGGAGGATTCGACGTTTGACATTTACGTCGTCGACATGTACAAGTGGTTATTGATTCCACCGGATCGCGACGCGATTGAAGATGTGCATTATCAAAACGAAAAACTTGAAGAAATCATGCAAGGTTACAGAGAAAACCAAATCCAAGCGGCACGGATGTTCGAAGATCGCAAGAAGGACATGATGTCTGTGCGTGCAGATGGTTCGTACATCAAACCTGGTGATGAAAACTCCAAGTATTACACGAAACCAGACGAAGCACCGATCAGTCACCCAGCCGAAGTCTTGGAACGATTGCAAAAAGAAAAACCGGATGCATCAATGGAAGATCTCGTCAAGGAAGCGGATGCCATCGTGGCTGCCGAGGTCGAGGAACGACGAAAGAGACGAGAGGCCGAGGCCGAAGCCGAAGCCGAAGCCTCGACCAATGGGACGATCGAGGAAAAGAATGAAGAACCAGGTGAGGAAGTGACGTCTGCGTAAAAAAATTATGAGTGTAATGTAATATGCTCAGCGTCATTCTTAATATTATTACATTAACTATCGTCGCGGCGCTATTTATTTTGTTTTTTTCCTTGTACAAAAAGAGAAAAAACAAAAGTGATACTGCTTATGAAGTGGGGTTAGAATTGCTAAAAGACCCACTTGTCGTGAGTCGTGCATATTTCACGGAACCGGCGACGGGTGATATCGGTGATTTCGAACCATTCCCAACCTCAGGATGGTCTGAGGATGACTGGTTGCATGGTTTTACCCATAAAAAATCCTAAAATGAAAGCTACAAAAATAATAATATACGCCGTCTTATCGATGGATGAAAACACATCATTAGTCTTGTTTGCATCGATCGGTTGCCATTGTTGTTGCATACCCGGAAAAACGGGTGGCGGCGGGGGAGGCGGCATGTGGTGACCATATGCATGGTCCTGTCGTTCGTCATAAAAATCATCACGGTTATCGTAGTCTTTATTTAACGATTCAATTTCAGACTTGTAATCAATGGGGTTTCCTATATCCGTCTCCATTTGTTATACAAATCATCTTTTTTTTAAGCTAAATTTCCTCATCTGACTCGGACTCATCCACGACAAAATCCTTAAGATTTCCATTTTCATCAATCTCTTCATCTTCTTCATCCATATCGGAATCATCTTCGGAATCATATTCCTCGTCAGTGTCAATATCACTACCAAAATCAGAATCGTGTTCATCTTCATCGTAATCATCCATGAGATCTTCTTCAGTAGGCTTAAACAATTCCGGTCTCTTTATTTGACGTCCTGAGCGAGTCCTTGTGGTAGACATTTTCTTTTTAATTGATTCTATTGTTTAAGTATTTTGGATAAAGAACATCACCTTTATTGATCGCAATATTTATGAGTCGGTTCTCGAATGCGTACCCAATCCTTTTGGTGAGTTCATGAATAGGCTCCTGTATGTCATAATCTCCAGATTCGGCGTATAAGGCGATATCTTCAAGACTATCGAGTGATTCAAGCATATACTTTTGAGCCGTACGCACATCCACATACATGTGTCTCTGTGCCAAATTAAACTTTGATATGAATTGCATGAATACAGTTGGATTAACGCCGGAATATTGATGGGCTTCGCGCTTAAGATCGGTGAACGGGTCTTCTTCTGACTCTTCTTTAAAGGCGAGTTTTGAAGCTAGCAGTATACCAACACCAAGTAATATAAACGCCATATCTGTAATTACATGCTATTTTTTATTTGGGTACAATGCATCCATGGATTTCGTATTCAGAGCATATACACGACCTTTTTTCCGACACACCTGACAATCCTGAAATATTTTACCTTTTTCAATCCTAAATGATGTAAACTTATCGTGATCAATTTTAGCCAATTCACAATAATTTGAAGTCGTCGCGGCGATGTACTTTTGTCCTTCCTTTGAAATTTTAATCACTGTGATGTCATTTCGTTTTGGTATGCACGACCGAATGTACTTCTCGACGTGTGTCTTCGCGTCACTGTAATCAATCTCAATTTTTCCCTTTTTCTCTGTTTTTATATTCGGACACTGCTTCACATCTTCCTTTTCTGGATACAAACGTTCAACGATCTGAGGCTTGAGTACGTGACGTCGTCCACAAAAGTCTTTACAGAATCCATCTCTACGGTCTCGAAGTGTTTCACATCGACAGAAACACTTCTGTGTGATCTTGTCACCGCTGATGTAAAACCATACGTGATTTGAACCATGAGATCGCTTTAGATTTTCACAATACTTTGACGTTGTGGACGCGAGATATTGATTCTTAAATTTGAAGAGTTTTGTAATGTGTGCGTCACCCTGTCCTTCGAGATTCTTTCTAATGAAATCCTCGACGAGCATTTTCGTCTCTTCGTCGTGAAGTTCATCTTTCGTCTGTACATCTGTAAACGATCCCTCTTTGATTGTGCGTGAAGGACTCTCAACATGTACGAATTCCTGGTTTTCTGTACGAACCGCGGACATGGCTAGGATGTCTTTGTCTGGTAATTGGTCTATGCGTAAAAGTGTACTGAGTGGTCCAGTTTTGTATACGAACACTGGAAGATATGGTCCTTGTGTGATTTTACCACTCCCTAAACACCCGTCACACCCTTTACCTTCACATGTGTCGTGTTTCGCCTTTTTATGTGACCATGGCATACGAAATCCACTTCCCTTTGAACGTCGTTGAACATCACCGTATACGGACGAATCTATGATCTCATTCCAATCGATCGACTTTTTAGCGGTATACAAAGCCACGAGGATGTGTTCTCGAAGCGCCACCGCTGACACCTGATTCACGACAAATCCGGGCCAATTCATATGGATACCCGTCTTTGTGAGATTACCAGCCTTTTTAGGCTCTGATACGGATATCAAACATTCTTTACCACCGTGACGCTTGACTTTGTCACATATGACTTTGCATATGTCTTGAATCTCTTCAATACTCAAGGCTTCTGTATTTTTGTAGTCTATATCGACGAAAAAGTTGTACGTCGGTGTCTTTTGTTCGACGACATAAACCTTTTCACCACGGTGAACACACTCTACATACTTTGTATAAAACTCGTCCAATTTATCAAATGGCACGGAGAGGACTCCACCGTCCATGAGCACATGTGATAATTGGTTTCCATGAGTAAACCCCCTTTGGGAACACCAACGTTTAAACATACTTACATTGTATACGCGTCTATTTTTTAATACCTACTCACAGACGTCACAAATGATAGGTCTTGCAACTCTACACTTGAAGATAATTCATTCTTTAACACTAAAAGCTCATAGACTTTCATGTCTTTAATTTCTTCAATCTTTTCATCCGCCTGTTCGGGTGTAAACGCCCTGTTATCGATAAAGAGGTCTTTAATTTGTCTGAGAATATACGCCTTTGACTTCATCACTACTTAATAGAGAATGTTTTTCTATTCATGCTTGAAACACACGCGTAAAACTCTGGATTTTTTATGACATTATCGATGATTCGAGTCCATCGTTTACGAACATTGAACTCCTCGAGGGTATCAAAGCTCATGTAATCGTTTTCATCAAACGTCTTTTTTATGGGTTGTTTGTTTTGTTTTTTCAACTGTGTCTTTTGTTTTTCTTCATAGAACTTTTTAATAAGTCCACATTGTTCATTTCTAGAGTAATCAACGAAGAACACGAATACGTTGTATACGAGTTCTGTCGTTGCATTCTCCTTGACTATAAATTTATATTCTGTGTATTCACCTTTTTTGAGTGCCACCACTCCTCTCGTTTCTTCTTCGAGTTCTCTGAGAGCACATCGAAGGGGATTGAATATTTCTCGACGACGACACCCGCCTGTCACAAATATCCAATCCTTGAAGCGACGGTCCCTGACGGTTAAAAACCTTGGTTTTCCGTCAGCAAACGTCACTGGGATCGCGATTGCTTTGTATTTTTTCATTGCTCATTAGCAAGTTACAATTAATGAATATGTTTATTTCGTCGACAAATCGCCCAATTCTTTGGTCTTATCCTCGGTTTCAACCTCGACGTCTTCTTCCTCCTCCTCGGGTTCATCTTCGTAGTAAGACAAAGCATTGATGTATTGAGCCATTTGTCCGGAGTGTGCCTTCACTTCCGAAACTTCATTCTTCGTGTTTTTGAGTTCTCTGTATATGTATAAACTACCTAGGATACATACGACTACAGCTACGAGGAGCATAGTTTCACGATCATAGGGAATCATCATTCTATTAACATTTCGATGCATTTTTTTAAGCACCTACAATTGCACCCATCTTTACTCTATTAGAGGGTGCACATTCGTATGCGGCTTGTCCAAACTGCACGGCATTGTAGTGTGCGTCTTCGCAGTCCTTTCCTGTTTTCGTTGGTGCTTGCTTAGCATCCACAAACTTTTCCAGCGTCCTGGATTTTGGATCGTAAGTGAGCACAAAAACGATGGCTAAGAGGGCTATAACAGTCCAAAACATATTA